TTGTTTGTTCCTCTTTTATCTCATCTATTTTGTTGGATAGTTTATCCATCCAAGCTACTAATTCGCAGTTGTCCATATATCTAATTTGTTAAATTATAAAGTTACTCCAGCCCACTTAGCTGTTTTGTTGAAACAAATTCCTGTTGGTTTAGGTTCGTTTTCATTGTATATAACAAATTCTTCACCTATTTTTATTCCATCTACAATTTTAGGTTTAACAAAAAACTTTTCATTGAAACTTATAGGTTCTGAATCAAATGTATAATTATTTAAATCAACTGGAACATCTACATTTGTACCATTGTTAGTGAAATCTAATATATTACCACCATCTACAAAATATTTACTAGATGGTGGTACAGTCTTAACAACTGTAAAACCTTCAATTGCATCAACTACACAAGTACCGTCATCTCTCAATGGTTGGTATTGTATATCAGTTCCATTAGTAAATATCTTACACCCAACTTCTTGAGTGTGAGGTATTGCAAATGATTTATTTGCAACTGTTCCGTTTGTTATTGTTAAATCTATAGTTGCCATATAATTACCCCAGTGTCCATTTAATCCAACTGTATATCTGATAAGCCCATGCGATATGAGCTTTCACATTCGGGTGATAATTAGCTCGATTCCCGAATTCTACGCCTAATTTTTTTGAATAGCCATCAATAAAACTATCCAACTGGTCAATATTTCTTGTTGTAGTAGAAGCTGATGTTGGTTGTACGTAACTTGACGGCAAATAAAATATATCAGTTGAATTCCCTAATGCCATATAAGCTGCATTGAAATCTAAACTTTTCAAAGCAGCCGTATAATCTAGCTGCAAATCTTTAGATAAATACCTGTCATTTTCTGTAGTCCACCAAGTCCCTGAAAACGCTGCCATTTGAACACCGAATTTAATATCGAAACCCTCTGCTTTTATTCTATTAATTAGTGTTAATATTTTTGCAGCAGTATTAGTTCCTGTATCAGTATCATTAGTTCCTAATGCAAATACTACGTGTGTAGGTGTTAATACTCTCCAGTTTGCATCAAAATCTCTGTAAATAAATTTATCAGTTGCAGATAATAACAAGTAAGCTGAATGACTTACTATTCTCGCACCCAATGCGGGATCACCTAATTCTAGTTTTATCCCAGCGTCTGTGTGAGTTCTGTAATTTGCCAAATAACTAAGCATAGAAAATTTGCAATCACTCGCTGAATACGTAACATTATCATAGAAAAAATTATAACCAGCGTAATGATTTATTATATTATTATACCACTCATTTGCATAATAATCTGTAACTTTCCATCCACTTCTACCTTCTGCATAACATTTGTTATTTTTCGTTACCCCTAAAAAAGTATGTGCGAAAGCATGTGTAGTGGCAGCTCCTATAGTGTTTAGGTTATAATCATTAGCATTATCACCACTTTCAATTTTATCTAAATCAAATAGTTTTTTTACCCAACTCCAATATACAGTCGCATCTCCTACTGCCGCTTCGTAATCTGCACCTGATTTATTTGTGATACTATCGCCAATCGCTAATAGTTCTACTATAGATGTCTTACCATTTGAGGCTGCTGAACTTCTATTAATAACGCTTCCAGTGAAACTATAATCACCTTCTATTGCTACAGGCGTTACTGTAGCCGTTGTAGGCTCAGACGGATTCGCTGTAGTTGTAACCGAGTTGAATGTTCCATTGTATGCTGAAATTGGAGCAAAAATAAATTTTTGCTTCGTTCCAGTTTCCACAAAATTAATTATTGGTATGTTTGTTGAAAAAGCAAACAACCTGTCTAAATATATAGATGCCGAATAGCTCCTATTTAAGTACCCTGATGTTTTACTTAATATATTTATATCGTTACACACAGTATATATATAAGGAGGTAGAGTTGGATTTACAGGTATTGATTGTATTTTACGCTCAAATAATTCACTTTGTTTTGTAGTATATAAGACATTACACGTCAATATTCTTGTAAAATAATTAGTATTTAGCCAAGATAGTTTGTAAAAGCATGCTCCCAGCGGGACAGTTTTAATAGTCTCACCAGCATTGCCTAGTATATAATCACTTATAATAGGGTTTGCTTTATAATCATAAAAATACAACGCAGCGTAAGTGCTTTGAGTGTTGATAATATTACATTTTATTTCCATGCCAGGATAGCATTTTATCAAACCGGTTCTTGTATAACTCGGATCGACGCCTCCAGAATTATAAGTAGTTCCATCAAGTTTTATCAACCCTGGTTCTGTATACAGAACATCGTTTAACAAATTATAATCTTTTGCAATTGAAATTGGAAAGCCTCCTAATATATCTCTTAGTTGTTTATCTAATGATATTAATTTTTTTGTTCCTTCATCGTTTAACAAATTACCTACATTTACTGTTTCATAAACTTTTAAATAAGATGTGACATAGTTACTATTTTGAGTTGACATCCTATACGTGTATGTATAGGCTGGCGGTGTAATTAATATTTCAGTTGCTGTCTGTGCTGCTGTATATCCAGATATAAAAATTCCTCTATCGTCATAAAATGCTATTGATAGAAAATTTGTATTTGACCCGAAAATAGCTTTTGTTTTAAATTTTAATCCTCCGCCTACGTATCGTATATGTCCACTTCTTGACCATGTTGCAAGTGCACCTGCTGAGTTATAATCAGCTCCAGCTGAAGAAATCATACCCTGTTCTGTCATTAGAGGCTTAATATCTACATCAGCTTCGTATAATCCTCGTGTCAATGGTAACTCTTTTTGCAGTTGGTCAATTAGAGCATAAGAGCCACCCCCGTCGGCTTTAGTCAATCCTTTATATTTGTCTATTGTTCCCATTTTTATATCTTATATCTTTAAATCTAAAATTTCTAAATCTCTTATACCTGCCCATAGAGGGTATAATCGGTCTAAAGTTTCATCGTCATTACCAGTTCTGTTATAATCTTTTGTTGCATCACCTGAACTAAATGTAAAATCTCCAAACGGTATTAATATAGAATATTCATTACATTCAAATATCACATGAGAAACCCACATTGCTTTATATGCTGTACCGTCAAAACCAATTGAAATAGTCTTGTTGGCTAAATCAATCTGAAATAATCCTGAGATTACAGCGTTGCCAGTTACCCAAGTACTTCGGGTTGTACCGTTTGTACTATAAACAATAGTTAGTTTGTCTAAATAGTAAAGTATGTCGTTTGTGAATGTTTTTGTAATTTTTGCATCTATTCCGTTCAAATAAATACATTTTGATAAAATCAGAGCATCATTGGCTCTTACTCTATCTTTGTCTAAAAATAAATTGCCTTGTATCTCTTTGGATTGAAATACAAGGTTAAGAGGGCAGGGCTTGGGAGTGCCGAACCTTCTAAATGGTATTCCTATTCCTATTCCTGTAGCCATTTATATAAAATTAATAAAAGTGGTTCTTATTTCACAACTCGTTTCGTCCAAAAATATAAACATAAAATTAACCTCACAAGATAATCCTTGCTCTAGTATTATCTCAGTATCTATATTTTTAAATGAATATGTTATTTCATCACTAACTATATTTTCAGTAGGTAATGAAATATTTAAACTTAATTCTGAATCATTATTTATTATTAATAATTTTTGCCCATTTACAATAGGATATTCTGATATTGTAAATTCTACATTTGATGTAGTTGGTATTAAACTTAATCTCTCTATTTTATTATTAGGTAATGATATTGATAAGCTCGTTGCACTATCAATATTTGAGTCCCCAATATATAAGTCATATAATTCCTCTAATGCTGATTGCCCATTATCTGATAAAATGGCTTTGTATGGATTAGATATAACGTCACCCAAGGCTGGATTTTGATTTATTCCTTCTAAGGACAATAACCATTCTGCTTCTGTTCCTTCAAATCCATTATCAATAGCAATTTCATAAGCTGATTTACCATCAGCTCCTTTCGCTCCTACAGCAAGACCAGCTTGTCTAAGAGATATGTAAATTGGTGCTTCTATTGATATTTCTAATGCCATATTAATCTATTAATTCAGGTGTAATATTAAGGCAACCTCTTCCTATTGTAATTATAGATAAATCTGCTAATGTTATTTGTAATTCCCATCTCCATCGACCAGAATTTCCTTTAGTGTCGACTGGTAATAATGATATAGTTATGTCTTGACCTGATATTGTTATTCCACTACCAACTGTTTTAGTTATTATAGGAGTATCAGTCTTTAATTTTCTTTTTACCTCAAATTTAGCAGAAGCTCCAGTTAAATTCAATTCAATTGGGACATCCTTAAATTGAATATCACAGTTGTCTCCTTCCTGCCTTGTTAACGCTATTTCTGATTCTATTAGGTAGGTAGCCATAATAATTAATTAATAAGACCATCCGATTAGACATGAGGTAACTGTAGTTCCAGTAGATATGATTTCCACACATTTTTCTTCCATGTATGTACCAACAACTGCTGAAATTCTTGCGTTTGGAATAGTAAAAGACTCATCACTATTTTGACCAACAAGTCTTACCACCATAACTCCCTCAGTAAGTGGGCAAATATAAAACCCCTTTTGAGATCCTTCTACTGTAGGTAAATATCCTGTAGCTGGATTTATGGCTGTTTGTTCGCCATTAGTTATTTGAAAATCAACGATATTGCCACCACCATCTCTTATAGATTGTGAACCGTAAGCTCGTTGTTTATTATATAAAGGCATAGTTTTCAATAACTATGTGAATAACGAAATTTCAGGATATAAAAATAATAAAAATTTCAATAAAAACAAAATAATTTACATTATTTCCAAAAAATTTGGTCTCCGACCATTACTTTCACTTTTGCCGTTCTTTTTATTTGCAACTCTCTATCTTTGTCTATCTCGAAACCTTTTGTTTCTTCATTCCACTTGTAACCCTTTGATACTTCTCTTAGGTCACATCTACAGAATGCGTGAACACTATCTATTGTAAATTTCCATTCATCAGGTTTTCTTCCTATATTTGAGCCATTAGCGATTGCTTCACTTAATTTATACTTTTTAGGCTCTGTACCTATTCCACCAGTTGTATGGAGCTTGATGCAATAGCGACAAGCCCCTGAGTATGTGTCTTTATAAACTAAAGTCTCAGCCCCTTTTTCTTTAAGAATTTGTTCAGCTCTACCTTGCTGAAATATATTATTGTATTCCGTTTCTACTATTCTACCCCAGTCTCTATTCCATGTTTCAGCTTTATTGCCGATTTCAAGCACTATACTTGATACTGTTTTGCGTTCTATTACACCTCTTTCTATCTCTTTAGAGATTATATTCTCATATTGTTCTCTTGACTTACCTATAATCGTGTTATTGACATCTGATTTTAATTTCTCTCCTAATCCTTTTATGTGTCCGTATGTTTTTCTTCTAGCTAAATCTATCTGAGTTTGTTCGTTTTTAGTTGGTGGTACGTATTGCCCTCTTTCTATATATTTCTTAAAGTTTTCATAGGTAACTTGACCTGCTTGTTTTTCTCCTAGTTCAATGGCTAATCTGCCAAATAAATATTGATGATAATATGTTGTATCTCTGCCTGAGAGTATTTTATCTGGATTAATTCCGTGCTTATTTAGTATGTATTTGTCGTATTCTGTTAATATTTCTTTTCCTAGAGTATTACCAGCTATGAAACTTGCATGGTAATCTACTATTTCTAGTAATCTTTGTATCTCTAAGTCGGTAAATATCATAATATCTTTCATAAACATAAAAACCCTGTACAAATATATAAAATGTACAGGGAAAACCAATCATAATAATCAACCAAATATTTTGCTTACCTATCTAGGATAAGCCCCATTTCTTTTACTAATTCTATTCTCATCTCCTGAGTTCCCTTTAGGAATAAGAGTTTTGCTTCATTTTCCAACGGAATTATTATTTTCGGGTATCTAACTGGGTCGGAAACCTTCTTGTCTATTCCTAATGATATTGGTTTAATCATAATTATTTTTCTTTTGATTCTAAATTTTTTGCATAATCATACACAGCTTTAGGTATATCATAAAATGTTTTTCAAAATTATTTAATTTATCAATAATCCTATTACTAATCCACCAACTGCACCTAATCCAACAAGCCACTTTCTTTGCTTCCTGAGCTTATTATTATCCTCGACGATTTTTCTATTCTTATTTAAAATTATCTCAATGTTTTGCTGTTTTTGTATTATTAAACTGTCTTTTTGAGAGCTGTATGATGCTTGTTCATTGTAAACACTATCAAGTACATTTATTTTCTGCTTTAGGGTTTTGTTTTGCTCATAAGTTTCATTAATGCTTGTTACTTGTCCTATGCTCAATAAAACAACTGTATCACCGTTAATCTCTGCTAGTTTGGGATAAGTTTCTTGTGAGTAACTCAACTTGCTGAGTAGGATTAAGAGTCCTAATACTATCAATAGTTTTTTCATATACCGTGTCTATTTGTTTTATTCGTTCAATTTTCTTTTTAGAAAGGGAATCTTCCAGTGTTGATATTACATTTAACAAAGAGTCCTGCTTCTTTAAATCAATTACCTCTTTCTCTATTGTAATTTCATTCACTCTCTTTTTACCTGCTATATAGGGGAGCAAGAATACTAAATAAATTACAACTACTGCTATTACTATTGTTCCTATATTCTTTATTGTATTACTCATAATCTATTGTCTTATTCCTATTGTTAATAACCATTTTTGTACATCAAAACTTGGACATGCTTTATTTGCTACCTCATTGTGTCCTTTTATTATTACATGAGGAAACTTTGCATGAAATTCAATTACTGCTTTTTTTAAAGCTTCCTTTTGTTTTTCTGTTCGAGTGTCTTTTGGGTCACTCATATTATCTAATCCACCTACATACACCCAATGTTGAGATATTGAATTGTATCCTGCCGCACCGTTTGTAATTTCAAAATTATCTACTATGTCGTCTTCGTTATTACCAACTAACTGCTCCCAAGTTCCATCTAGGTGTAACATCTTTGTATAACCTACTTGTTTCCATCCTCTACCTTCGGGCTTTGGTGCTGTGTGCCATCTTCTAATAGTTGCCGAAGATATTTCATTACCTTCTTGTGTTGCCGTGCAATGAATGAATAAATACTTTAGTTTGTTTGACATAATCTTTATTTCTTATTAGTGAATAAATCGTTTATCTTGTTTATTGATGCTTTGGTTATCTCATCCATTTCTGCTTTACCAAATTCCTCAAATGGGTTTTGTACCCCTTGTCCTTTTGTTCCGTTTTCCTCATCAACCATTTCATTCATTCCTTCACCGCCAAATTGCTTTGCCTGTTGGGCTTGTTGGAAGACTTGATTAAGAATTGTATCTGATTTTGGATTGAATTTTCTACCCATGTATTTTTCAAACATTGATTCAAAGCTTACTACACCAGCTTTTAATTTCTTGTCATCAAGGGTTACTTGTTCGTCTTCATCTTCTATATCTATACCAGTGAATTTAAAGCTGTACTCAGGGTTTAGTTCCGATACTATGTATTTATTGATTATCTCCTGTAGGAATATAAGTAATGGCTTTAATCCTTTTGATTTAGAATGTTTCAATCTCTCTTTTTGTCCATCCTGTCCAAATATTGTACTAGCTGCTGCGAAATTGAATCCTAACTCACTAGGGTCTATTCTATAGAGTGAACAGAATATTACAAGTAAGAACTCCATCCACTTATTAAATTCCATTTCCCTATTTCCTTTTTGAAGGTCATGCCATTCTAGGTCTATACCCTCGAAGACAGGAATCTTATGGCTGTTGCTAACACCAGTCACCATCTCTCTCCATGATTGTTTAAACTCATTCAAAGTAGTATTATCCATACCACCTTCTTTGATGTTTATAAATCCTTTAGGTTGTGAGCCCTGAGAAAAGAAATTTCCATTATATTGAAAACTATGCAATATCCATGTGATTAACTGTATTCCTGTTTCTATCTCGGAAGTACCATAACCGTTTTTATTTACATCACTGATTTTATTTCTTATTCCCCAACCAAGCTCCCAAGGATAGAACATTACTTGCTGTCCTGTTATAGGATTGATTAGTATATTACTTAAATGGACTTGACAGTATTTAGGTAAGTACCCTTTCCATTCTAATGCTTTAAATCTCTCTATATGCCTTGGGTCTGATGAATCTAAATATCTTAATGTACTAGCATCAATAGCAACAATCTTTTGTAACTCTCCATCATTACTTCTGATGCACTCAAATCCTAATTGGTCATAAGTTAGTGAATCATTTAATATTTTAGCTATAAACTCCTGAAATGAGTCTCCATTATCCCACTTGCTGTTATTTCCACAATCATCTAGAAAGTCTACTATTCTACTTACTTCTTTTTGTTCGTCTTTAGATAGCTCACCTGTTTCAACATCAAATAAGCCTCTTTGTTTAGTTATTGTGAATCCCTCTTTTTGTTCATCGGTTGTGAACTGTAAGAAGTTTTTAACCTGGTCTTTTCTTGTTGAGAATATTAATTGAACGGCAAATAGTTTACTTATTTGCTTTAATTGAGCGAATGATACCGTTCTATAGCTTTCCTTATAACCTGCACCTGTGTAACCTGTTTCGTCAGGTTGGAACATCCATGCTTTAGGTTTTACTTTCTTTTCGTCTTTATTTCTCTCTAGTGATTGTAGATAATTCTGAGCTTTGAGTATTGAGCCTACACTATTAGAACGCAAATCTTCGTCAATCATTAATGACTTTTGAATTTGAAGCTCCTTTATTTTATTATCTAAATCGTGATAAGATTGTTTACTTTTTGACATTACTTTCAATAATGACTTAAAAACGAAATAAAGCTACTCAGGAAAATGCTAGAAACCTGAGTAGCTACCTTTAATAAACCAACTATAAAATTGTTATGCTGCTACTGTTACCGTAACTGTCCAAGATACTGTTTTACCTGCTGCCCCTGTTATTACATAAGTTTTAGCAGAAGTAAAGTTGTTTGCTGTTGTGCCTGACACCTGAGCTGTTGCTCCGATAGCTGCTGTTGCTCCTGCTGATAATGTGAATGTAGCAACTAAAGCTGTTACTGTTGTTCCATTTGCCACTTCAATATCAACTGTTTTTGCATCAGTATCAATAGTTGCTGCTCTTGTTTGTGCTACTAGAGTAAATGTGAGAAAATCAGCTTCAAACGTTCCACTGTACTTTTGAGTTTGATTATCCAATATCTCTAAATTGAGATTCAATGATGTTGCTTTAAGTTTTAAAGCTGTCTCATCGTAAGTATCACCTACCTTTAAATTCATTCCTGCTACTATATCAGCAGAGTTTAATGATTTTACATCCATTATTGTAACTTTTTGCTGATTACCGTATGTATCTGCTAGGTAAGTTACATCTACCGTTTTTGCATCGTTGTAAAATCTATATGATTTCATTTTGTTTCTTTTTTATTTTTGAACGAAATTTATTTAGTATTTATGGCTTATATACAGTTGTTAAAGTACTAGAACCCCATCCTAATCCATTTACAACTAATATATGATTATCTTTAGGATTTTTATAAACCTTAATATATCCCTTCGGGGAAGAATTCATATTAGCTCCAGCATTTTTTAATGCTTTGTATAAATCTTCTTCATAATAATCTTTAATTAACCATTCACTTTTAACAGCGGTGGGGTCACACTTAGTTATGCCAGTGGTATAGTCTTCTCCGTTTTTAGGAAATGGAGATAGAACTAACTTCATATCCTTAGTGAGATTAGAAGTCATTAAATCTACAATCTCGTCCTCACTTATATCACTTGAATTTCTTCCTTTTAGTTTATCCTTATCTGTAGAAGATATATCTGTTTTGGAGTCTTTAAACCTACTAACTGGAACTGTAGCTCTATAAGTATCTGTGCCTTTATCATAAATATCTACAACTTCTGTTCCTTCTAGATAAACTGTTGATGTTTTTGTTTTTCTACTATTTTTAGCATCATATTTATCGCTATGATAAACTTTTCCTTTTGAATCACTCTCTTTACTCTCACCACCACCTTTAGCCTGTTTATATTCAGCTTCGGTATAGTAATACTTGTAATTCCCTGTTGTTCCTTCACGTTTGAAATATTTATGTGAGGCTGCCTTTTCAATATCCGAATCTTTCTTTCTGTAGAATACAAGTTCTTTTCTCAGGGTCTCATCACTTACCACATTAGCTGCCTTTAATGAATTGACTTCTGATTTACAGATTTCAAGTTGCATCTCATCATCCTCAGTTAATTCCTCGGTTAGTGATTTTTGAATAATGTTCTTTTCAAGCTTTCTTAAAGCTAATACCGTTTTAGCGTCGAACACTTCAAACCCCTGTACTTCTGCTTGTGTTTTGAAGTCTGATTTTAGAATGTTATTTACAATTATCGCTTTCATTTTCATTTATTTAGAATACACGAATTTAAGGTTATAAAAATAAAACAAATTTTGCTATTTACAAAATAAACATTATATGTTTTAAGTTGATTTATTATTTATTTCATAACTCTAAACAAGCGTAATGGGCTGCGAAGTATTACCCCCGAAATATTTTTAACCAACTCACCATAACTTAATACAAGTGTTATATGTTTTATTTTGTTACTGAATATAGAATTAATCTTATATCTTTTGTTTATATATAATTGATGTTTTATCTTGTCTGGTTGAGCTAATGCAATTCATTATCTTTAACCATTCTTTATTTTTTAAACAGTTTGTCTTACCAAAATAGCAGTCTCTACATCTACCTACTGATTCTACCTCTAACTCTACATATTCATACTGAAACACTGTGCCTACTGCATGTTCTTTTGGTGGATTCATAATTCTTTACTTATTTATCTTATCTTCTAGTTTCTTTAGTGATTTCAATAGTTTATCCTTACTGTACCGTGCTTGGGTCTTCTCTTCATTGTCTACTATCTCTACTATGTCATGGATATTGTTTCTTACTTCCTGTTGTTGTTTATTCTTTTCCCTTAGTTCATCCCAGTTGTAGGACTTTATAAGGCTTACTGGGCTATTGATTTCTTCCTGTCCAGTAATATTTCCATTGAATCCGTTTACATTAGCATAATAGCTACTTGCTAGTTGTGTCATTAGGACTAAAGGATTCTGCCCTGTCTTAGCTGCTACCATACCGATTATAAGCATATTGATTGGTAGCTTCCTGCTTATGTCTACTACGTTTCCAGCCGCATGTACTGTGGCATTGATGTCTATCTTACCGTCTACTGTTAAATGTAATTCTGTTCCCTTTACCTCTCTCCTTGCTTGTTCAAGTATCTTCATTATCAGGTTGGTTTGACTCTCTGTATGTTTCTTGTCAAACTGTTGCTGCCAATAGAATAGCTGACTATTCAATACTTCTAATCTTCCTGTCTCTGTTGCTATTCTAAAGTCTTTATTTCTAAGGATATAATCTGCTCTTTTCTTTTCTATTACATCCTTATGTTTACTAGCCCAACGCATTAATTGAGGCATCAATATATCATATCCCCAATCCTCTCTTATTGTCTTGAATACTTCCTCTATTGTATAGAATTTTCCTAGCATCTCTACTATCTCCAACTCCTTTAAATCTAGGATGTTTACACTCTTATCTACCCCTATTGCATCTGATAATGTTCTTGATAGGAAGCTTATCTTAGCTATGTAAGTTTTTTGTAGGAAGGTTCGCTTTTGCTTCCCCTTTTCTATCATAACTTCCACATACTCAATGTTTTCTGTAGGTAAACAGTGTTTCTCTATGCTTTTCTTCATTACTGTTATACTACTCTTACAGTCTATGAACAAATCTTCTCCCCTATCATTGGTTATTAGCATCCGTCTTTCAGGATGAGTATCCATCTCCTGCTTTAGTTTCTCACGAGTTACCCACATTTCTTTTGTCTCTGCCGAGGCATTTTCTAAGGCTGTTGGTAGTAGTATTCCGTCTATTATCATTGTTACTATTTCGTTTCTATCTTTCTTTGACTGTAATATACAAATTTAACTAAATTTTGATTAAATAAATCTAATAATCAAATGTTTTTATTCTATGGCTATCAGACTTATTTAATTGTGTTTTTATTTATTAGTTATATTTACAATCATAAATGGAATTGTATAGCTCTCCAGTTAAATACTTATCCTCATTGAAGTTTGCAAAATCTTGTGAAATAATACTTTTAAGACCTTGCTTTTGACTTTCATCTGCTTTTTTGTATTCCTGGTAGTATTTTAAAGCAGCCTGTCTTTTACCTTCTACATAACTTTGCGTTTGCTCAAATACTTCTCTTTTAGCATTATTATCGCAATTTTTTTAACTCCAAATT